GCAGTTACGTTTTTCCATTCAATAAACAAAACTGACTTTAAACCTCCAACTGCATCTTTGCAGTCTAAAGTATAACCCGAAGTTAAGGCACAAGGCATATTTTTGAGTATTAAAAAAAGGGATAGGTAGATAACCACCTACCCCTTCTTTGGTTAATAATTAGTTAATTATGCTAATGCGAAGTATACTACTTCAGTTGGGAATGCATAGTTTACAGAGTATTTAAACTCGGCAACAAAACGCATCTCATCTGCTTCTTTAGCATAGAACAATTCAAATCTATCTTCTTCGTTTAATAAATCCACACCAATGTAAAGGTTAGATAAACGTGAAGCCCATAATTTATTAGTTCCATTCAAACCATTTACTGCAACCAATTTAACATTAGTACCTGCAATGATGATTTCGAAATCAACTGCTTCGGCAGCGTAGTTAAATAAGTTTAAGTTTTTCAATGCTACAGTATACTTACGGAAAGTATCCATACCACAGAAGATAACCACATCACCATTGTCAATGATTGAAGTTGGGATCAATTGATAGATACCATCAACGATACCAATTACGTTTGCAGTAGTAATACCAGTAGCAACGGTGATACCACTTGGGTTACCATTTACAACACCAGTTACTAAACTACCACTTGGAGCAGTTAATTTAATCAAACCATCGAATTTATTTAAGTTAGCAGTACCACTTGCAGTATCACCTTGCCAAATTGCAGTTTCTAATGCTTCGCCAATTTTAGCGATTTTCTTTGCAGTAAATTCTTCTGCAAATGGCATATAGTCATACATACTTCCAGCACGAAGTGCTTTTTGAGTATATTTCGCCTCGAATGATTTAGGGCAAATGCTCTCGTTTACTTTTACTTTACCTACTGTCAAAGTACGTTGAGTAAATGCAGTTGTACCACTTGATGAAAATCCACAAGTACCACCTGCTTGGAATACTGCATCGGTTTCCATAATATTAATTTTGTCTGCTGATTTTACGCCTACTTGTACGTTTCCAGCTCCCTCAATAAGTTGAGCAGTTTTTGGTTTGAATACCAAAGATGTTGCTAATTGCAATTCGTTCTCACGAACGTAATTGGTTAGTCCAGTTAAATCTAAAGCCATCTTAATTTACTTTTTTAATTGTGAAAAAATGTTTTGTAATCTCTTTTGAGCATCTACTTTGCTCGATTTGTTTTGTGCATAAAACACATTTTTAGGTGCTTGAGTTTCAGCAGCCATTGGTTGATTAGCATAGTTATCTAAAAAATCAACCAACTTCGCAGTAACTTCATTAAGCATATCTACTTTCGCAGATAATTCATCAATTTGCATAGATAAATCTTCCTCAAGTTTTGCAATTTCAGTTGATACATCCATAGATGGTGCATCTACCATAGGCATATCAGCCATTGCTTCTTCAACAACTACTTCTTCTGCCATAGTTTCTGCAACTACTTCTTCTTGCATTTGTGGTGCTTTAATCTCTGCAATTACACCTTCTTGTGATACCACTACGATAGTGCCATCCTCTAATTCGTGTTCGCCAACCGGTGCTGGAATTTCACCATCGGGAGTAACTACTGAAAGTTTGCCACCAACTTCTAACTTATCAAACGATACAATCGTTCCATCTGCTAAAACACCTTGTGCAAACTCTACTACTACTTCCTCTTGGATTACTTCCTCTTGATTAGCGAATAACAAATTTTTAATTTGTAATAACGCTTCTTTTGAGTTCATAAATCAATTTGTTTAATAATGTAAAATATATAATTGTTAATAATTGGGCAACTTAAAAATCTGCTTTCTCCAATATGTTTTTGATTTGTTCAACCAAAATATCATCCTTTGTTACTCTATTAGAATAACCGAAAATTCCTTCAACGCTAAAACCTTTAAACTCTCCTGCTTTTACCTTTGCCCATACATCGTCATTCTCAACTTTGTAACTACCAAACCACGAGCCATCTTTTGCATCCTCAAAACCAGTCATCGGAAGTTTTCCTTTTGCTCTATCTACGATCCAACTTTCAAACATTGTAACTCCTTCTACTTGTTTGTTCGGGTTATGCATCTCGTTCACGTTGGCTTGATAACCTTTCTTAAAAAACTTTTGTACGATTTGGTTTATAGTATCGGCATCGAACATAACGTAATGCTCTCCAAACTCTTCGTTGTTACGATAGATAGGCATATCGGCTAACATAATAGCACCCGATAAAATACGCTTGTCTTCGTTTGTAATCTCAAACTTCATTTGCTTGTTGAACATTAGAAAATCTCTTTCGATTGCAGGTTTATCAACCAATGCAACAAAATCAACTTCTGCATCATCTTCGAGCTCTGAATTTATTATTAGTTTGTAAATAGGTAAGTCCATATCTTTAAATATAAATTGTTAATTTTTTAACCTCCGAATGTCGCTGCTGCTTTTATTTTGTTAATTCTATCTTGACTATCTGTAATATCTCTCTCAACAACAAATGCTTTTATAGCATCGGTGTTATTTATATTTACCCCATTTGTTATTGCAGTTTGTTGTACAGATACACCTTGAGCAATCGGTGCTTGTGCTGGTCTTGGTGTTTGTATTCCTCCAATAGAACCTCCAGCTGAATTACCTTTTCCACCAGGTACATTTACTGATTTTATTTTATTTACACTTGCAATACCACTCGCAATTGCAGCAGCAGCATTTATAGGTGCTAAAATCGGGCCAACAAAAGGAATACCAACGGTTGATTCATAAGCTTTTTGTGCAGCAGTAATTGTTGAAATGGTTGTTGATACAATAGCCAAAGCTTTACCAACACCAGTATTTTGACCAAGTAGATTAGCTACCGTATTTAATGTTGTTGCTACTGCATCAGCAGCTTCAACGGTTGCAGCTATTTTAGCTTTCTTTAATTCTTCTTCAGATTTTGCTATTTCTGTATTTATAATACCTGCTTCAATAGCATATTTTCTTTTTATTTCGGTAGTATCAAGACCTGCTTTTTCTGCTGCTGCAATTTCAGCATCTCGTTGAGCATTTAATGCTTCAATTTTAACTGCTGCTTCTTCTTTAGCGAGATTCATTAATTCTTGAGCTCTTTCAAAAGCAGACATTCTTTCTGTTTCAAGTTGTAATCTTCTTACTTCAAAAAAAGATAAATCATTTTCATACTTTGCATTATTATAATCAATAACACGTTGAAGTTTTATATCATTTATTTGTTTATCAGTTTCTACATCTTGCAAATCAAGTTCACGTTTTTTATCTCTATAAGTATTTTCTGCTTCAACTCTTGCAAGTGTTCCTTCTTTCGTTGCATCTATATTAGATTGTAATCTTTGTAATTCACTATCTCTTTCTCCTTTTCTAATTTCATTTAAAGTTTCTGCTCTTAATAATTCATCTTCTATTAAATTTGCAGACGCTTTCTTTCTTTCTAATAAATCAATTGCTTCATTTTCTGCTCTTGATTTTGATAATTCTAATAGTTCTTTATTTAAAGCAATACCATTTACAATTTGTTCACTTTCAAAACCAGCTATTTGTGCAAGAACTCCTGCTCTTTCATTTTGTGCTTCTTTAAGTGCAACTTGTAAATCTATGTTTGATGAATTTGCTGATAGTTCTGCTGCTGCTGCTGCAATACGTTGGTCAGCAAGGCCAAGAGCTGCTTTTTGTTGTTGTTTTAAAACTTCTCCCAATTTATTATTTGCAGCAATTCTTTCTTCTATGCTTCGTGTTTCATCATCTCTTATTTGGCGTTGCAACTCTGCTTGTCTATCATACTCCTCTACAATTCCTTGTAATGCTGCTGCTGCAAGTTTAGCATTATTTTTTAAAGCTACCGTTGCTTTTGATTGTTCGTAAATTGATTTTACACTAATTTTACTAACACCATCATAAACGCCACCAATTACTTGACCAGCTTCTGAAATTGCACCAGCAAAATTATTTACAACATCTTTACCGGATTTAACTGCTGATTTAGCAGTTTCTTCAATACCTTTCTTTGCACTACCAATTCTTTCATTTAATGCTTTAATTGCTTTAGGATCGTTATCTCCAAAAAAACTTTGTTCCCATAATAATTGTGCTTCAGCCAATGCAAGACTAATACCATAAAAACTCAATTTTAATGGTGTAAATGTTAATGTTATAAGACCACCAATTACTTTGCCTAATTTTTCAAATCCATTTGTATTTTGTGAAACCTTGTCAATAACTTGTGTAACAATTTCTATAACTTTACCCATTACATTTGTAATGGTTTCCATTACTACTGCAACCGTATCAGCTACTTTTTGATTCTTACTTAACGCATTTTTAAATACATCAAATAGAGCAGTTATTGCACCGACAATACCAAGACCAGCAATTACGTTTTTAAGCGAAGAAAATGCACCACCACTTTGTTTACTTGCAGTACCTGCTTTATCAGTAGATTTTGATAAAGTATCTTGTTTTTTAGATAAATCTTCCGAACTTTCACTTAATTCATTTATAGAACCAACAAGTTCATTTGTTTCATCTTTTAAATCTTTTACTTTCTTGGTAGAATTTCCAGTTTCTACGGTTATCTTAAATACTTCTTCTTGTTCTGCCATGCCTTAAAACTCCTCAATTATTAATGGGTTATACTTCAATAATTCAACCTTTGTTAGTTCATTAGATAATGGATCATACCCATCAATTTTATTCAAGTAATACAAAGTAGTACCTATTCTCACTAACTTGGTAAAATCTATATTTTTAATATCTAAATTGTTTAATAGTAAATATAAACTCACTAACTTACTA